TTTCCCAGTCACGATCACTAAGACAGAGGACGAAGATATGATATCTCGCGCAGATCTAATAGCCTTACTAACAAATGCCGGAATTGAGGTTGATGCCGAAATTTCAGATGATGATTTAAAGGCACAATTCAACTCGCTTCTTGCTGATAAAGGCAATAACAGCGAGATGATCACAGTTAATAAGGAATTAACCGACACGGTTACTAACCTAACTGCTGAAGTTGATACTTTAAAAGCTAAACTAAAAGCTAATTCAGATGAGGATATTAAGAAGAAGGTCTCTACTATTAAAGCCTGTTCCAAGTATTCCGCATTACCTGAATCAGCTTTAACTCTAATGGCTAACAACGAAAGTGAAGAATTCGAAAAGTTGTATAATGATTCGATTCCTAGCAAGGGTATTGGTAGCACTCAATTAAACAACAACAGTCAAGATCAGTTAGCTGATGATCAATTTGCTGTTAACGTTGGAGATGAAAAATAATGGCTTCTTCTAAAACTTTAGTGTGGCGTGGTAACGCTTCAGGTGCGCAAATGGCACCAAATCTAATTGAAGGTATTGCTCTTGATGCAATGCTTGCTGGTACGCTTGTTGAGGTTACTGCAATAGGTATTCAAACATCTGATAACGCTGATACGGACTTCACGCAATCTTTAACGTTTGCTAACCGTGATGTAATGCGCCAGAAAAACATGGATCAGCCTTGGGTTATCAACGAGTCAATGCAAGCTGTTGAATTCCGATCTGGTGAATTTGGTACGGTTCGTGTTGCTGCTGGTCAGAACATAACAAAAAGGCGCACAGGATTATCTTCTAACGGTGACGGCACATTAAAAATTGCTGCTACTGATGGAACAGATAAAGTTTTGTGTTATTCAGACGAAATTATTAACACTGGCGGCGCAGCTGCTTTAGTTAATGTTTACTTTGCGTAAGGGGTAAGTAATGTATTTTACTAAAAACTACTTAGATAGAAGCGCAGTAGCAAAGCAACAAGCAAAGCTGGTAGCGTTCAACCGTAAGCAGAACTATCTTTCAGATTTAGTTCATTGTGAGATGATGTCTCAAGCTTGTGAAGCTGAAGGTATTTATTCCAAAAGCTTAAAAGTTAATGAAAGTTTTATTCCTGAAGACGTTTATAAAGATTTTGATCGCGATATCGTGACAGAGCAATTAAACGATCGTGGCATGCCTTTCATTAATCGCTTAATGCCTAGAGCTAAAGCTGTTGGTATTGGTAAGTTAACTTCAAACTATGCTCAGTCTAGTGAGATTGGTATTGTTCAATCTTCTCTTTCTGGTCAACAAGGCATTTTAGCTGATGCTATTGAACATCAATATGATGGTTTCCCTATTGCCGTTCATGATACAGCGACTGATGTTAATTGGCGTCAATTCGCTTCAGCGAGTTCAGAAAGTTACGACTTATTACGTGAGAATGTTCAATCTTCAGTTCGTGCCATGGGTGAACATGCGGCAGATACATTCCTTGATGGTATCGTTGATAAAGATGGTAATTACATTACTGTTGACAACCGTACTTGGAAAGGTATCCGTAATGAAACCCACGTTGAGCAAGTTGATTTGGGTGTTGCTGGCATCAACTTTGATTTCACTGACGGTACAAAGTCAGGTGAAGAAATTAAAGAAGCTTTCTTGGCGGTTCGCAATAAGCTTCGTGTTGACAACAACTTTACTGGTGATATCTTCTTTACTATTTCTGTTGAGATTGAAACAGTTTGGGAAAAACGCTTTAGCGCTCAATATGATTCAAGAACAATTCAACAAGAGCTTGCTGGAATGGCTGGCGTTGCTGGTTTTGAAATGTCTCGCAAGATGTCTGGTAATGAAATGATGGGATTACCTCAAGATGATAGTGTAAGGCCGTTGGTAGCAATGCCAATTTCAACAATCATCTTACCTCGCCGTATGTATAACGATAACTATCGTGCTGTAACTAGTTCTGTTATGGGTTGGGAAGCCAAGAATGATATTCAAGGCAGAAAAACAGCGCTTTACGCTTCAGTTATCTCATAAGGAGGGTTAGATAATGGCTAACGTAAAAAAAGCTAATTACATCCTAAACACTGTTGGGATCACATTACCAGATTATGAGCGTAAAAACCTCAAAGTTGGTATGAGCGTTACTCTTACTGAAAAAGTTGGTGATAAATTCGCTAAACGTGGCTTTTTAACTAAAGCAAACGAGGCAAAGTCAAATTCATCAAATGACAAGCTCAAGGAAGAAAATGAAGTTCTTGCTAAAGAGAATGAATCTCTTAAAGAGCAAAACAAAGCTTTATCTAATGAGCTGGAAGCTCTAAAAAAAGATAAGTAACAGCAGTGATGTTATCAAGCCTATTCAATGAGTAGGCTTTATTAACATTTCTAAAAAGGCTGATTATGTCTGATACTCTCCAAAATATACCAATTCAGCCTAATACTTGGGTTGATCTTTATTCTCAATCGGGTATTAATGCTGGAACAAAAATTAACACATTTAATGTTGGCGCTTCTGATATTCGCCTTGCTGTATCGCCAACTGAACCAGATGTTGATAGTGACTCTTATATAGTCCTAAAACCAAGATTGGAACCATTTATCAATAACAGTGGCGATTCTGGATTGTGGGCTTTCTCTGGTAATTGCACAGGCCTTGTTAATGTATCAGAGTTTGTTTCAGATCAAGGTTCATCACAAGAACCGCAAACAACAGCGTTTGGAGAGGCTTCTATTGCTGAAAACACCCCAGTTGTTCAAGTTTCAGCACAATATGGATTGACAACTGAAGTAATGACTATTGCGAGCAATGGCGGAACAACGTTCAACGGTGATAGCTTATTTAACGTTAGTACAGGAACAGATCCATCAGGACTGGCTTCATTAAATACATTAAAACAGCTTGCTTACAAAGCTGGTCAAGGTGCTTTATGTCGCTTAACTGGCTTGTTTACTTTGGGTGTTCCAGATAGCTTGCAAGCTTGCGGATTGATTAATTCAGAAGATGCTTTTGCTTTTGGTTATCTTGGTGAAACTTTTGGTATTATTTTTTCTAGAAATGGCAAGACTGAACATCAAGAGTTAACTGTTACAACATCAGCTTCAGGAAATGAAACGGCAACAGTTATAGTTAACGGTGTTGCTTATTCGGTACCATTGACTTCAGGGTCGAATAACCATAACGCGCAAGAGATAGCAACAAGCTTAACGTCTCAAGTTCCTAACTTTCTATTCTCAGCCAACAATAATATTGTTAGTTCTATGGATTTACTGCCTCAGCCTAATGGGGCTTATGCTTTCTCTTCTGATGGATCTGCTGCTGGAACTTGGGAGCAGAAGCAGGAAGGAACTGAACCTAACATCTCAATAATTCCACAAACATCATGGAACAAAAATCAAGTTCCTTGGTTAGATCCGACAAAAGGAAACGTTTACTCAATAAGCATTCAGTACCTTGGATTTGGAAATATAAGCTTCTACATAGAAAACCCAACGAACGGAAAACAAGAAATAGTTCATCAGATAGAATATGCAAATAACAACATTTTACCTAGTGTTGGCAATCCTACTTTCAGGGTAGGTTGGTTAGCTAGAAATCTTGGAAACACTTCAGATCTTAAAGTTTCTGGCGCTTCAGCTGCTGGATTTATAGAAGGTAAGAAGATTGTTGATTCATTACCAAGGGGCGTTGAATCTGTTACTGGAAGTATAGGGACAACACAAACCAATATCATAAGTATAAGGAACAGGTTTCACTTTGGCGACAAAATAAATAGAGCCGATATAATCCCTTTGCTTTTATCTATGGGAACGGAAAGTTCAAAAGGTGCGTTTTTTAGGCTAACTGTAAATCCAACATTTGGTGATGACATCAACTTTAGTTATGTTGATGAGATTAATTCAGTTGCTGAAGTATCAACAGATCAGGTAACCGTTACGGGAGGGAGATTTGTTGCTTCATTTCTTGTTACGCAGTCTGGTTTAGTTATTTCATCTTCAGACTTTAAGACGTTAATATTTCCTGATGATACACTGACTCTATCAGCAGCTGTATCAGCAAACCCAGCTTCAGTAATGACAGCTTCAGCAGTATGGCAAGAGGATTTATAAATGAGCAGAGTAACACCAACAGAAGTTAGGGAAGTCGTAGCAACCGAATTAACCGATCCTGTCGTTCAGGTTTGGATAGATGGAGCGCATTCTATTGTCAATGCCAATGCTGATTGTATTGGTGATGATGAAGCTTTATTAACTCAGATTGAGCTATTTTTGTCGGCTCACTTTGTTGGAATGCTTAATCCTGAAACAAGAGGGTTTATTACTAAAGATAGTATTGACGGATTTGAAACGACTTATTCAAACCCTGTTAAACTTGCAAGCATTATTGATAACACGCCTCACGGTACAACGGCTAATATGCTTGCTGGCGGCTGCTTAACAAGCACAACAAAACAAGCAGCAAAATTATTTTCTTTAGGTGGTTCAGAATAATGTTTAGTTTTACGGCAGCTAGAAACACAGTCAAGCGCATAATCAACCGTTACGGCGGATCTGGTTCAGTTGTTAAAAAAGGTTCTACTGGTGGTTTCGATTCTGAAGGAAACCCAAAAGCTGACGATCCTGATGTTGTTATTGATGGAATTATAACGCCTATAGTCAAATTTAAGACCTCAGAAATTGATGGTAAGACAATTAAAAAAGGTGATGGATTTGTTTATTTTCAAGCTGATACTGAAGTTGTTACTGACATGCAAACAACTATCAATGGTGAAACATTCAGAGTTAAAGGTGTTGATGTGTTAGCTTCTGTTGGTGATGTTCGTATTTATCAGCGTTTACATTTGAGATCTTAGCGATGGCTAGTCAATGGGATCAGATATCAACAAAAAATAAAAGAAAAATGCTTGGAGCTGTAAAGCGTACAACTAAAAGCATTGGTGAAGATGTCCTGAAAAACTCACCCATAGACACAAGGCAGTTTATAGAAAGCTGGAATGCAGCATTAAACCAACCTGATCTATCAACAGGCAAAAAGTCTGGCGCTGGTTTAATTCCAGTTGTTAACAAGATGAAGATAGGTGATGTGTTTTACTTTACCAATAATGAACCTTATGCTTTACGCTTGGAATTTGGATGGTCAGATCAAGCACCTTCGGGAATGGTTAGATTGGCTGTTGCTAAATTCCCGTTTACAGTTAATAAGATAACTTCAGCATTTATAAACAGGCCAGTGATACCATTATGATAAACAAATTTAACATAGCTAAGTCGTTGTTTAATAAAGCAAAGGCAGTATCAGATGATAACTCTTATTTGTTAATACCTGAAGGGGAAAGCTACAAAAAAGACCCCAATACAACACACATTGAAGAAATGGTTATTTATGGTGATGATAACAGTGTTGGTATATCTGATGATTCAAGCGATATCCAATTTGGCATTTATCAAATAAATGTTTACACACCAAAAGCTGAAGAAGGTGGTAAATGGTCTGGCTTGCAAATAGCTGGAGTTTACCAAGCAGAATTTTCAAAAGGATTAGAGCTTTCTTTTGGTGGTCAAACAGTGAGATTAAAAAACGCAACTGTTCAACCAATGATACAGAATGATACTCACTTTGTTCATGTTTTGAGTATTGTTTATAGTGTAATAAACTAGAATTTATTCAGTCTGATTAATTGTGTTACTATAATTAACGGATGAATTAATTAACTTTTGTTTAAACAATAAGGAATACCACTATGACAGCACGCACTTCCGCTGGCACTCAGATCGCGATTGGGGCGGCTCCTGCAACTTATGATCAAGTTGGCTTTGAAGCTGTTTCTTACGATCAGATCGGTGAAGTTACAGATGCTGGTGAATATGGCAAGGTTTATAACCTTGTAACTCATAATCCACTGGCTGACCGTAAAACTAAAAAGTTCAAGGGCTCTTACAATAACGGCTCTATTACATTGCAGATTGCTCAAGATGAGGCTGATGTAGGACAAATAGCGGCAACAGCTGCTTCAGATTCTGATAATAGCTTCAGTATAAGAGTAACTAAACAAAACGGTGCAATTGATTACTTCACTGCGCAGGTGATGTCTTTTACTACTGCAATTGGCGGCGTTGACTCTATTGAAGGTGGTTCAATTCAATTAGAGATTGATAACGACATCATTAAAGTAGCAGCACCATAACAGGAGGCTAAGATTATGGCAGTTATAGCAAAAACATCTATCACTGGATCAGGTGAAAAAGCAGTAACAGTAACCACACTTAGCGCTTCAGACACGTTTGAATATACACCTAGAGTTAATGCTACTCTTGTATTAAACAACGTTACAGCTGGCGCTTTAACACCTTTGATTGATGGTGATGGAGCAACAAACGTTCCTTGTGAGGGCGTTGGTAATGTTGACGTTTCTGGCGGCTTTCAGTTAGGTTCTGTTGGTGTTGGCAACACTGTTGCAATTCCTTTAGATAGCATTTCAGCTTATCTAAAAGGAACAATTACTGTTACTGGCGGTGATGGTATGGAAGCGCAGATCTTGGAATACGCATAAGTATTCATTAAGGTAATGTATTAAAAAAGCCCCTATCAACGGGGCTTTTTCATTTAGTCTTTTGGAAGTTTGCCTTTGTACTTAACGCAAATCTTTATATATTTAAGCTGAAACTTCTGAATTGATCTTTCTCTCTTCTCAGATACTTCATCATACTTTCTTAATTCATCAGCTTTGATAATTGAATTTCTTGCGTTCACTGATTTCTTCAGGTGAAGCATAGCGTTATACATTGGCACCTCATAAGCATCAAGAACCATTTCTTGATATTGCTCATAAAGAGGAAGGAGTTTGAAAACATCCTGTTGATTTTGTCTCTTAATCATTACTTCTTTTGCTATTTCTCCAACTTTCTTACATGCAGAGTTATCAGAAACAGCTTCAAAACAAAACGCCATTAGTATTAATATTAAATATTTCATAGTTACCATCCATTTAATTGAGTCTATTCATTATAAGAGAAATGTTGTTATAATCAATTCGCGGCTGCGATAGGTTCGCGCAACTGAAAGTGAGACTCATCCACTCATTTCAAAGCCGCTTTGATTTTTGGATGATAATACGAGGCATGAATTATGGACTTAAATACACTTTTTGCAGCTGGAACAGCTGTTATTGAATTGAAACATCCTCTTACTGGTGAAACATTGTTTGATGAGTCAGAGCCAGCTAAACCAATGACCTTAACCGTTATGGGTAAGCACACTGACGAATACAAGGTAATGGAACGCGAAATTGGATTTAATGCAATGAAACGAACCAAAAACCTTAAGGTTGAAAAAATGTCTTTCGATGAGTTTTTAGCCGCCACTAAGAAAAATGATGAAGAAACATTAAAGTTATTAGCTGGCACCATTACAGCTTGCAATATTTTCATGGATGGAAAAGTGTTAAAACATAGTCACAAGAATATGTTAAACCTTCTATCTGATGAACGTTGCTCTTGGGTTAAAGATCAGCTTGTTGAAGAACTGAATAAAACAGAACTTTTTTTCAAGAGCTAACTGATAACTTTAGCTTATATGCAAAACAATTGGCGTGGTTACATGCTGCGCCAAAAAAACATAATAAAGACGAAGATCCACAACCAAGGCTTAACACGTTACCAGATGGACATCAATCAAAGTGCTTACCTGAAATCTATGATTATATCGCTACGTGTTTTGAGTTATCAGGATATTGTTTGAGCGGTTCTCTAGGTGCAACACCTTTAACATGGACTGAAATTGACGCATTTTGTAATAGGTCAGGTTATAAGCTTAGAGGTTGGGATGTTGAGCAACTAATAAAGATGAGCCGCACATATTGCAGT